GTAAGAGCCGCTGTGCAGTAGGCCGAGAAACTACGTGACTCCTTGCAGAAAGGCATTCCCGTATGGTTTCAGTATAACAAGATGGTGGAGCAGGGGCGTGAGTATCTTGACCGTCTGGCCAAGAGCGAAGCCGCCGATCACATCAGCCAGCAAATGAACAATCTCCCGTCGCTGTCGGCATCGGGCTTGCAGGAGGTGAAGAAATATTGGGAAACAATGGTGGCTGGTGCCGCGCAAGGCAGCGCCGAACTCGACCAGTACCGCCAGGAGCTGGAACGGGTGACGCAGGAGGAACGCGAGCGGGCTGCCATCACAGCACAGAAGCAGTCGGCCAGCATACTCAGCGGCAACTACACCAACATGAGCGAGAGCGAACTGCGCAGCGCCATCGAAGCCGCCAAGCAGTATCAGCAGACACTGAAGACGGGCGACACGCTGCACAAGGATTACTCCGAGGCCATCGTCAAGGCGGAGAACTATCTGCATCAGTTCGGACTGGAAGAGGAGCGTGCCGCACAGAAGCAGCGCGAGCAGATAGACCTGATGGAGGAACAACTGCGACGTGGTACCGGACTTACTGAGACTGCGCTGAAACAGCAGGAAAGTTACTGGCGACGGCTGGCCGACGACCCCAAGGCAGCAGCCAACGAAATCGCCCGATATTTCGAGAACCTGAATAAGGTACATGCTATACAAAAGGAGCAGGCAGAAAGCCAGACCACGGCATACGGACTGAATGCCCTCAAATTCTTCCGTGGCGACACGAGCAATGCCAGTGCCGACCAGATTAAGGAGCAAGCCAAGGCGCTGAAAGCCTATCGCGATTCGTTGCCGTCAAAAGATAGAGCTGATGTTATCGCCGAAATCGACGGCTATCTGAAAGCTGCCGGCGTATCGGCCAAGAAAGCCGCCGAGGACGTGATGGACTTGAAGGATGCCCTCGACCTTGCCGAGAAGGCGGGCGACTCGAAGCAGCCGTTCAACTACGGTGCCCATGAGATACAGGCGGCTACCAAGGCGCTGGAACTCCGCCGCGAGGAACTAATCAAGCAGATAAGGGCCGAGCGCGATTTGGGCAACGCCGTGGACGCTCAGGAGGAGGAACTCGACGACCTGACCAAGAAGCTGCGCTCGCTGAAGTTCGAGCAGGATAACGTGAACATGTCGCAGGAGAAGATGCGGACGCTCATCGAGACGCCTGCCAACGCCGTCAACCTCGACGAGCTGCGGGCAGCCATCAAGCGCGCCGACGGGCAACTGCGCCAGATGCAGCAGTCGCTCGGCGAGAACAGCTCGGAGTACAAGATCTTCGCCGACCAGGTGCGCAATGCCAAGAACGTGATGAAGGAGATGGAGGGTCAGGCCAAGGCCAGCGCCACCGCCTGGGAGAAAGCCTTCAGCCGCCTGAAGACCTACGTCGTGATGTATATGGGATTCAATGAGGTGTGGCAGAAGGTGAGCAACACCGCCCGCGACCTCATGGACCTCTCCGACCGCATGGGCGAGGTACGCAAGACGACGGGCTTCACTGCCGACGAGGTGGGACGGCTGTCGGAGAACCTGAAGAAGATGGACGTCAGGACCAGTTTGACCTCGCTGATGGAAATCTCCGCCAGTGCCGGACAGCTGGGTTTGAAAACCCTGGAGGACGTGCAGGGATTTACCGAGGCTGCCAACAAAATGATGATTGCACTGCCCGAAATGGGACGCGAGGCCGCTACGGAGATGATGCGCGTGGCCATCGCCACGGGCGAGGTGGACAAGATACGCAAGCAGTTGCAGGAGGGCACCATCGAGGGCTCGTCGGCAACGGCTGTGGCTATGGAGAAGATTGCTTCGACCATCGACCGTCTGCGTGCCAGCAGTGCCTCTACCGCCCCTGAGATTACCGACTTCGTCAAGCGCGTCGGAGCCGTGGGCGCACAGAGCGGCATCACCATCGACCAGGTGGCCGCACTGGGTTCGACGGTCAGCAGCCTGGGTATGCGTATCGAAATGTCGGCAACGGCTCTGAGCCGCATGATTCCCGCTATCCGTAACAACGCCTTTGAGCTGGCCAAGGCCATCGGCGTGACACCCGACACCATCCGCAACCTCTTCGACGCGGGGCGCGGCATGGAGGTGATACTGATGATACTGCAGCGCATCAAGGACACGGGCATGGACGCCGACTCGGTGGAGCAGATGCTGGGCATGGCCGGTATGCGCGACATCATGAAGGACCTGAACCAGCAGGGCGCCCGTGCGGGCATCGTGTTCTCCGGACTGTCGCAGAACGTGGACGAGCTGCGCCGCCAACTCGGCGTGGCCGGCGAGGCGTATGAGGAGAACATCGCCATACAGCAGGAGTTCGACAAGATGAACGAGACGACGGCTGCGAAGTGGGAGAGGCTGAAGAATGCGTTTGAGGAAGCGTTTGTGGGCGACAGCGCACAGCGCGGACTGGGTTGGCTCATTGACCGCCTGCGCGGGATTGTCGATCTGTTCTTGGGCAACCACGGCATTGCCGCTGCGCTCCAATCCATATTAGTATATATAACGCTTGTAAAGGCACAGCTGGTTACGCTCGCCGCCGGAGCCTTGAAGTCGGTGGGCGGCGGACTTCGCAACATCGGCATCATGCTCGGCTTCATTAAGGGCGAGATGACCAAGCTGCAGTGGGGCAACATCTTCACGGCTCTGGCCGGCGCAGTGCTTTACGCTTATCTGGCTTTCAAGGATTTGAAGTCGGCAACGGAAAAGGCTTCGGAGACTCTGGGCAAGACCAAGGACGATGTGGCGAGAGCACAGGAGCAGTTTGAGGGTTACTGGAGGAAACTGAAAGACACGTCGGTGGCTCTGGAGCAGGCTCGCAAGAGCCACGACCAACTGTCGGCAGAGGTTGACAAACTGCGCAACAGCACCGACAAGGGAGCCGCCTCGACTGAGAACCTGCGGAAAAAGGAGGACGAACTGAAGAAGAGCGAGGACAGCGTGACCAAGGCCAGCAACGACCACAAGACCGCTATCTCGCAGATGAACAGCATCTACGGCAAGTATCTCGGATTCATCCTGACCGAGACCAACTACGCCAACCTGGCGGCAGCAGCCCACAACAAGGTAGCAGCAGCCATCGAGCGCGAGATGCTGATGAAACAGAAGCAGGCCGCCATCAGTGAGGTGGATAGTAACTACTCGGCTGATATTGCATCGAACTACGGCAAGTTGAGCGAGCGCCTGACCCAGCAGGGACTGAACCGCAGTCAGGCTTCGCAGGCTATGGCCGACCTGCAGAAGTTCCTGCGCGAGAACGTAAGCTACGATGCCGTGAACAACCAGACGGTGGTGAGCAAGGCCGTGACCGACCAGCTAAAGAAGAGCGGGCTGAACCTGAGCAAGGCGACGAGCAACGAGATAGTAGCCCTGTGGTACGACAAGTATCTGAAGGACACCTATCACCTGAGCGACAGGGCAAGAATGAACATTACGGGTGTCAACAGAACAGACCAGAGGGACGAGGGATGGCAGAATGTCTATTCTCCGTTCGCCACCAATGTTCGCGGCGGATATGCCGACACCTATGTGCAGAGAGAGCGGGAGCGCGGCTCTATGTCTGCCGTCTATAACGCTGACCTGACCCGTGTAGAGGGCGAGGAAGCCGAGGCAGCCAGTACGCTGCTCCAGAGGCTGGAGAAGCAGGCCAAGGAATCTAAGGCAAAGATTCTCGACAAGGCTACCAGCGACAAGGACCGCAACGATGCCTACATCAATCTGGCCAACGCATTGGAAGGGCTGGATAACCGCATCAACGAACTCGACCCAAAGAAGGATGCCGAGACCATCGACCGCTTGCGCAACATGGCCAAGAACCTGAGTGCAGAGGGTATCAGCGTGAAGAAACTGACGGCGGCTCGCCGCGAGATACATTCCACGCTGTTCGACCGCGCCACCTTCGACGAGAACGCCATCAGGGAAGCTGGTAATGCTAACCCCTGGGGCACATCTGAACCCGGTGAATCGACCAACTGGAAGGAGATGACCGCCGAGCAGCTGGTGAACCGCCGCAAGCAGATGAACGACTTCGTGAACGCTATCCAGACCGACACCGACGTGAAGGCCGTGCTCAACGAGGACAAGGCGCTGAAGAAAGCCATCGAGGCGGGCATGTCGAGCGATATGCGCACGGTCATCGAGTGGTACAACACTGAGCGCCTGAAGATTCAGGACGAGCTGCACGCC